CGGCGTCCGTCTTTGTGTCCAATTGAATAACCAAGTGCAGCTGCTAACGTGCAAAGCAAACCAATTAGCACCAACGCCCGCAATGTCTGCGGGTCTAATAGATCAACGACCATTTTGAATTCTCCCGATTCTAGGCGGTAACGACTACCACCTGAATACAGGGTGACGCATAAGGCGCGCCAAATCAAGAACCTTGCGTGTTTGTCGGCGTGTCACCTGGCTTTGGCTTTGATTTAAGCCCGTTACCAGCCAGCACACCGCCCAGCGAACCAGTCAAGAAAATGGCCAGGGTTTTCAATAAGTCAATAAACGCTGCGTCATTAGGTGCTTGCGCGCCAATTGGTTGGGTGACGAATATAAGCGCATAAGTTATGCCAACGGTGACAACCAAAAACACGGCTGCAAGTGTTGAACCAATTATCAAAATCAGCTGCGCGTGGACGTCCTCAGGTGTTCGACGTCGTGTTGGCTTGCTATGTTGAGAATCCAAGTATGTCGTCAGTACACGTTCCAGTGGGGACGCATTGCGGTTTTTGGCACTCAGGCTTTGACCAGTTTTCATATTCTTGGCACTCATAACGTGTCCAACCCTGATACCCACACGCAGACAGGGTTAGCGCAAGTGCCCAAGCCAACCCTGCTGCGGTGAGTTTCCGAGTTACTTCCCCGTTAACCCGAAACTCTTATCTTGCGGATTTAACCAGCGCAAAACGACTGGTGCAATTGCTGCAACGCCACCCATTGCAAGGGTCTTAGGGTCTGTCACACCCGCCATGTATAAGGCAAGTGCTGCTGCCATGAATGATCGTGCCCATGAAGCGATTAAGGCTTTGGCTTTGTCCATTTTTTGGTTTTCTCCTTTGTCGGTTTGTCTCCCGATTTTGGTATTTCTATTGCTGGGAATTCGCCCTTATAAGGTACGAATTTGGGAATCCCAAACCCAACAATTTCTTTGCCCACATTGCGAACCTTCACCATAACCATGCCGCCATTGCGCTGGTCGCCTGTCCCGCTGGTGTTGCCCTCAATGGTGATGCATTGCTTGTCGTCAATTAAACCAACAACAATTCCGACGTGGCTTATACGATCAACGCCGTCGTGTGGGAAATCCATAAAAGCCACATAACCCAACTGCGGAATGTTTGACCAACGGTTTGTTTCTTTAAATTTGTGTGCCCCAATAGCAGTGCCGACGACTGAATGAATCTTGACGCCTGCCTGTGCTGCACACCAATTAACAAATGAACCGCACCACGGTAAACCGTCGGCCTTTGTAAATTTGCCGTATTTGGTCAAGTTGTCGCCTTCTTCAATTGTGCCAACTTCAGCTGCTGCGACTTGAATCAACCGTGCATTTGTGCCTTCAGGATAAGTCATTTGCCTAGTTTTAACCCAGCAGGAATTGGCTTTGAGTAGTTCCAGTTCTTAATGTACTGGACGCCGTCTCCGTCGTCATAAAGCAAAATTGAACCAGTAATCGGACGAAAATCTTCTTCAGTAAGTTCGGGATATGCCGTTGTAATTTGTGTGAATAAATCCATTTTATGCTCCTAGATACTGAACGCTGAAAATTGTGGCATTTGCTGTGTAGTTGTTGGCTAATACATCTTTAGCCGAACCTGAACCTTGATACACAAAAATTTCAAGATAATCGGCAACTGCTAAATCGATAATCATATTGATTAAAACACAAGGTGCAGTTGGGTCTTTTGGTGCGTAATAAGTAAAAACACCTGAACCATTTTTTCTCATTCCGCCTTGTGTTTGCGCAGTTGCACTGTTTGACATAATCTGTGCAACAACAAGATATTTGCCTGCCTTGCCTGCTGGAATTGTAATTCTGCTGGTGTTTGTTGATGTGCTATGAAATGCGTCTGTATCAAAACTTTCTGTGTCAAAAGTAATAACTGTTTCAGTTGCATTTGGAATAGATTGAGCAGCCGATTTTGTTAATGAACAACCGACAAAAGCAGCAGCTGCTGGTGATGCCCATTTCAAGCCTGTTGCTGCCGTAGAATCAGCCGTTAAGAGTTGACCGTTTGTGCCGACTGCTAGGCGGGCTGGTGTATCAGCTGCAGTTGCAGCGATCAAATCGCCCTTAGCGTCAACAATTGCATTTTGAATTGCGTTAGCGTCGTCTGAAGTGACCCAAACAAAATCCATGTCTGTGTTTGAATTTTTTGATAAGACTTGACCTGAAGTGCCGCCTTTAAGGTCTGCCATTGAAGTATCAACGGCTTGTCCAAAAACTTCAAAATCTGCGGGCAGGTCTGTAACCAAGTCCGTCGAAGTGGGCATTTGCCACCCGAAATTGCTGGTTGGGTTAGTCATGTGTTCTCCTTCTTAGGTGATAATTGTTGCACGTGCCCAGTCAAGCGTTGGCGACACGCCCGACCAGGTAAATGTGTTAGAAATTTCGTTCCATTCAAGTGCCTGCAACGAATAAGCCGTTGGGGAGACAATGAGCGAAACCGAAACTTGATTGTAGGAAGCCTGAAACGCCCAGCCTTCGACGAACCCCTGAAAGATTGAACCCATATTGGCGGGCAAATCGTTAATGGCTACTGGTTGCCCCATAAACGTGGCAATAAGGTCATCACGGTCGGCGTCGTCTAATTCAGGGTTTGTTAGGTCAAACATGATTTCACTAAAAATCGCCTGTGGGTCTTTGCGCAACGCCAAATAGAAATTTGCCTGGCTAGTCGCGTCGGCTGAATTGTGAAGTGTTGTCGTGATGATCTGTGAAAGTGTGCCGTAATTGGTGATTGAAGTGGCGTCGCTGGCACTGACTTCGCTACTGCTAGTGGCGTCATATTTGATTGTTAGGTTATTGCGAACGTCACCTGCACGGGTTTCAGTGCGTAATCCAGCTGCACGGGCTTGGTTTGCCGTGAGTTGTACGTAACCATTGTTTGAAAGATATTGGCTTCGGTGTGTTGCGTCAGCATATGAAATGCGCCCTTGTGCGTCTTCATAAATATAACCAAGCCCTGAAGTTGCTAAGGCTGAAACTAGTGAATAAACGTCAGTTCGGTCGCTTGACCGCGCAGCCAATTCATAGTCACCAGGTTGGTCAATTTCACCAAGTCCGACATTGCCAGCAGCTGCCCAGGTTGTTCCAGGTGCGTAGGTTGCCCAAGTCAATGCCCCTGGCACTTCAGCCCAAGTTTCAAGCAATAAATCTGAAAGAATTGTGTAAATCTGATTGCCGTCAAAATCCTTAGACAAAACGCCATTGGTCAAGGCTTTTGGCAAACGTGCCAACGCTCCAAGCGCGGTGATTGAATAGGTCTGCGTAAACGTAGTCGAACCCACGTCACGGACTTCCAAACCAATATCAACGACATTGCCACCAAAGATTGCCACAAATGCGTTTGATGTGTCTTTGATTGAAACGCTAATTGTTGAGTTAATTGCCACGGGAATGGTTGTCTGCGCAAGGTCAATTAACTGAAGGTTGACATAACCTGCCTGCGCTTGCTCATAAATATTTGTTCGACCGCTTCGAATAACCAAGTTAGCCAAAACTGCGTCGGTGTATTCCGTGCCGTCAATTTCAACTTTCCAAACGGGATTCCATTGCGTCATTAGATTGCCACAAGCGCGGTTGCACCACCCGTGCCGCGATAGTAGGAACTGTTCAAGGTTTCAACGATCGTGCGGGCAGTGCCTTCTTTGTCAATTGCCCCGTTGACTGTAATGCTGATACGGGCTGCATTTTGTGAATCGGTAAAGCCCCCACCGCCCATAGCTGCCAACCGCGCCGCGTTCTGTGAATCAGTAAATCCACCGCCACTTGCTACTGATGCAGCAACACTTGCAGCGGCACTTGCAGCCCTAGCCACGCCACCGCCTGAAGTAGTTGCCCCACCGCCTGACGGTGCTGAAATGCTTGGGATTGTTGGTGTCACTGTTGAAACACTTGGTGTCTTAATTGTCGGCACGCTAACCGTTGGCGTTGAAATCTTTGAAACGTTAGGCAAAAATGGAATAGCGTTATACGCAGAAATCAAGGCGTTAATGCCTGCAACTGCACCTGAAATCAAACCGTTCAAAATCTTGACCACGCCTGCAATGACGTCAATAACACCGCCAGCGATCTTGCCCGCAACCTGTAAAGCCCCGCCCAAAACCGTACCGATAACTGGTGCAAGATAGGTTGCAATGAACGCCCCAAACGTTTTGAAAGTTTCAAGGTTGTCGCCAATTGCTTCTTTGACGTATCCAAATGCTTTGACCAAACCATTAACAATTGGCGTGAACACTGCCGACATGATGTTGCCGACATTTGTAATGACCCCACCCAAGCCATTGCCGTCAAGGCTAAACGCGCTAGAAAATGCGTTGATTGCTGGCAAGGCGTTTTGGTTAATAAAATTGATAACTTTTTCAAGTATTGGCAACAACGCAAAACCAATTGTCTCTTTGGCTTCGTCAAATGCCACTTGCATGCGGGCAATGCGTCCCGCGTATGTGTCGGCGTTACGTGCAGCAGCACCGCCAAACAAATCTGAAAGTTTGCTTTGGACGTCAGTGAATGACATTGTTTTCAATTGAGCAGCTGAAATGCCCAGTCCTAATTTGCCCAGGGCAGTTGTGTTGCCTTCATAGGCTTTGCCCAACGCATTGGCCACGGTTTCCAGTGGCTTGCCTGTTGCCGTTGAAACGTCCAACGCGGTTGAAAGTAAATCTTGCGCCTTTGTAATGTCGCCCGTTGAACGAACCAGGCGACCGAGGGCTGGGCGCAACTGATCGTCAGCCACACCCGTTGCCAGGGACATTTGCAAAATGGATTGCTCAGTGGCCGCTATTTGGGCTTTGGTTGCCCCTGTGGCGTTTTCTAAGGCTAGGGCTAACTGTGTCTGCGCCTTCTCATCTTCAATGGCGGCTTTGACCCCTTCAACGCCGATTTTGATTGCGTAAGCGCCAGCAGCAGCGGCAGCAGCAACAAACGCTGCGCCAATTACCTTGCCAACCTTGCCCATTTTGTCGCCAAAAGTTTCGACGTCTTTTGTGGCAGTTTTTAGCGACTTGTTGAGATTATCAACGTCACCAAGTATTGAGAGTTTAAGGGTACGACTGCCAGCCATTAGTTATACTCCTTAACTATTTTAGAAAACGATTCTTCCCATTTTTTAACAATGTCAGGTTGAACGCTGCGCAAAGTTGGATAGATAAACCAGCCGCGTGAACCCCGACCTTCGCGACCTGACCACACTGGGAATTGCTTTAAACGGTTTGAACCAAATTCAGCCCCACCCCACAATTGTTGAGTTGTGCCCCCACCGCTAAGTTTTTGACCTGCAAAACCAAACGAAATTTCACCAATTTTTGAAGACTTTGAAACTTTTGCGCCTTCAGCAACACGGTTGTCTAAACGGTTATTTGTGCGACCAGCTGCGTCAATAATTTTGCCGCGAACCCAAGTTGCCAGTTCGCTGGTTGCTTCTTTGGCTTGCGCCAACGCTTGGTCGTCCATTGCTTTGAAAGAACGAACAATGGCGCGCAATTCATTCTTGTCGTAACTGATTGCTTCAGTCGCCATTTGCTCGCCTTTCCAAAATCTCAATGACCGTCAATATGTCTTCGGCTGATTCAAATTCGCTTGGGGGTAGCCCCGTTGCCAGGGCTACTTCCCAAACTATTCTGCTGAGGCTTCCGACGGCGTGGCTTTTGGGTTTGCCTCACCCACGATCACTTCGGAGATAGTTTCCGTCCATGCTTCGATTGGCTTAACTGGCTTGCCAGCTGCTTCGCGCTTCATGGCGTGATAAGCAAGAAATACCAAATCGGATATACCGATTTTCTCTTGCGCCTGAGCAATGGTGTGACCCGTTTGCTTCTCCCACTTTACCCATTCAGGCGGTGCTGCCGTGTAGGTAATTTGGTCGCCGTTGTTATATTCAATTGTTATTGGTAACTTCATTTTGTCTCCCGATTAGTAGTTTTTAACTGAATGTTTCGGTTGGTGTTCCAACCACAACAAATGATAGGTCAACGGTCTGCGCGTCAGGTGCTGCCCCGCCGACTGCTGGGAATACTGGCATTACGTTGAACGCAAATACTGCGCCAGTTACGGCAGTTAGTGAAACCGCCAAAACTGTGTTTGGTGCAGTTTCGCATGCAGTCCACAATGCTTCGCAAAGTGAACTTGCTGCGCCCCAGTCAGCAAGCATTGAAACGTCAAATGTCCACTGATCGTCAATGTGCTTGTAAGCCTTGCCGTCAAGTGTTTGGTATGTCTCGACTGTTGGCGAGTTTGCTAAAACTGCGCTGGTCGCTTGCGCGTCATAATTTACGGTTGCAATGGTCACGACTAAATCGCGACCAGTTATGATTGTCGTTGGCATTTTGTCCCCTATGTTGTTTGTGTGTAGTACGTCGAAACGTTTATGTCAGCAACCAGCATTGGGCTTTGGCCTACTTCCAACACCGTCGGCTTTTCAACAACGCCAACAACGTATCCTGCGGGCATTGCCGCAAGAATTCCTATGATGAGTTTTTCCAGGTTGTCTAGCGAACCTGCGTTGCTATTTGAAGCAACAATTGCAGTTATTGCAAAGTTAATTTTGACCTTAGTTGACGCCTTGCCGATCAACACAACTTCCATGTATGGCGAATCGGGCACAATGACGATTGCTGGTGGAATTGGTGATTCAGGCACTGACGAATAGCAGGTTGCTGAAAGTGATGAAAACGCGGTGGCTAAAGCTGCGCGAGTATCTGCGACGGCATTGGCTGGCATTACTGAACAACCGTTTCAACGTCTAAAAATGGCATAAGCAATGTGGACACGCGATTGGTCAGGCTGCGTCCCATTCGATACGGCGTACTGGCAAAATCCACGCCCTCAATTTGTCCACCTGCTGCAACGCGTGATTGGAATACTTCAACGCTGACTGCAAGCACGGCTGATTCAATTGGTGCGCTTGTTGCATAAATATCAGCTGCTGAATAGCCCGAAAGTGTGGCAGTGCCTGTTGGAATGATGTCGCGCAATGTGACGTCGCTTGAAGTCAATGCTGCGGTAAAATAATAAAGTTCTGATTTAACGACTGTGTGAGTGGCAGTGAATGGTGCTGGCAAACCAGTCACAATGACCGATTGACCCGCAACAAAATGATGTTGGCGTTGTGTGTAGAAATAAGCCACGTTGGAATCTAATTTGTAAGCGTTGATTGCTGAAGTGTTTGCAACCAGCATTGGCAAAATCACGGCCTCAGCCGTGTTAATTATTTCGTCCAAATAACTGTCACTGTATAAAGAAACGGACACGCCAAGCACCGTGCGCAATTGGCTTGCAGTAACAATGACTGGCATGTCCGTTTCCTTTCGACTGCTGCGGCGAGATCGGGAGAACCCGCCGCATGATTAGTTAGTTGTTATCAGGTCTTGTTGATACCAAACGCACCAGCACCGATTTTCGTTGCAATTGCGCCGTATCCATAAACTGAAACTGAAACCTGACCTGAAGCAATAACGTCTGCGCGTAGGCGATACGTTGGTGATTCGTACCAAGTGTATGCGCTTGGGTTGATAATCAGCATTGAATCGTCTTTGTCTGTGTCATTTGCTGAAGGAACGTTTGCAGTGACATATAGGTCAAGGCCTGCAACGTTTCCGCGAATTGAATCAGGACGAACCGCACCACCAGCATTTGAAGGTTGTGCAGCCATGTAAATTGGACGACCTGAATCGTTCAATGTCAT